ATTGATCGGATGCGGAATGCCGTAGACGTCCGTCACGGTGACAGTCGTGGATCCGTATGTGCCACCGCCTGGCGTCTTCTTGGCAGCAATCGCACTCGCGATCGCGGTCGAATCGCCACCTTCCACGACGAGCGAGATCATGTGCGCGGGGATTCCGTTCGAATCGGTCGATCCGGTGTCATTTTCGTACGCGGCGTAGCGCGTGACACCGGAGACACCAGCGACGGCGCCGATCATGCCCGCCAGCACGGTCAGGGACGGGATCGCAACCGAGGTCGCCTGCCGCTTGCGCAGCGCCGCATCCGTCTCGACAGGCGCGCCGGGATCCGCGTCGTTCGCTGCGGTTGCCGTCTGCCATCCGCGCGTCGGCGTCGAAATCTGCAGCGCCGTGCCCGATGCGAGCGTCACAGCGCCGTCCGTTTGGCACGTTGCAGTCGCCACGACAGAGCCGCCAGAAGGAACCAGCACGCTCTCCGGAATAGCCCACTGATTAGTGCCGTCCGAGACGATGCCGTTCGTGATCGTCGTTCCGGCCTGCCCTACAATCGTCACATCGACTGTCGACTGCGACGAGACGTTGCGCGCGATGCCGTTGATCTTCACGACGCTCGACAGGTTCGCGCCCTGCGCCGTCGCGGGCGAGAACGCGTTATAGCAGGCAACTGCGCCGTTATTGCAGTCGTTGATCGCGGTTGCGATGTTCGCGATCCATTGTCCGTCCTGGCTGTCAGGCGTCACGACAACGTCGGACCCGTAGATGCTCTGGAAAGTCGCGATGAGGCTCTGATATACGTCATTGAACGAGGGAATGGAAATCCCCGCGCTCGTGATCGTCGGGCCGAGCGTTGCGAGAGGGTAAGTCGCCATCAGAGAGCCGCCGTGATTGTCGTTTGGCCATAGATCGTGTCGATGGTCGCCGCCACCGTGAAGGCGCGCGTCGAAGGATCGACGACGCTCGCGTAGTCAGCGATGCCGGTCACGCCCTGCGTTTCGAGAATGCGTTCTTGCACCGCGAGATCGCGCGTCGATGAGGTACCGCTTCCCAGGATTTCGGTCGCGTATGGCGTGCCCTCGGTAGTGTCGAGAAACCACTCTCCTGTCATCAGTCGGAGGCGCGTGAGAACGAGTTGTGCAACTGCTTCTGGCGAGTCGACTAGGAAGTTCGCGGAACCTAGGCCGAAGCTGAAATCGCCGTCGGCGTCGAGCGCTCGGTATCTCATACGACCGTCCCTGTCTGGCCGGCGCCAGTCGTAACGCCGGTATGCTTGTGGGTTTCGTCGATCCTGTGTCCGTTCGCGGACACTTGACCTGTGAAGTTTGTATTACCGTTGATCGACATTGAAGTCGGCGCGCTATTCACGTTCTGAACGTTGACGACGCCAGTAACGGTAACGGTCGGAGTGTCCAAGGTGATTCCGTTCGGCGCCTTCACCTTCACCACCTTGCCCGCCGGGTCTAGATCAACGTAAGTCTGACCGTCGTCGCTTCGCAGCTGCGTGGTGCTGGTACTGACGCCGCTTATCTTCGTCGCCTGCGAGAACGGCCCGAGAATCGCGAACCCGTCCGACAGGTCATGCATGCGAAGCTCAGCCTGGACCTGAACTCCGCCGGATTGCCACCACGCATCGATGCAGCGCGACGAGAAAACGATGAGCGCTTCGTCGCCGGCTGCGACTGGAAACGTCAGCGTGCAGCCGCCTCCGCGCGGGAAGCAGACAGGTACGTCGACAAGCAGTGGAAGCGAGACCCATGAAGTGCTGCCGTCCTGCGCTCGAACCTGCGCCTTGATGGCGGGTTGCGCTACGCAGGTCAGTTTTGTAGCATCGAAACTCTGGATGATCGCCGGAAGCGCAGTCCAAACCCCGGTCTGGTGGCCGCCAAGCGCCGCACGCAAAGCTTCGCCTAAGTCGGCAGAGCGTTCAGTTTGAAGCATAGGAGCCTAAAGAATGAAAATAACGACACTGCTTTTCGTCATCCCGATCACAGCGGCGGCCGGCCAGACAGACATGCCAGAGATAACGATCCCTCCAGCCACAATTGCAGAACGAATTGCTCCAGCGGCACGCACGCCGACATCGCGGGGCGTGGACCTAGTTGAAGGCGCGATCGTGTGCAGCTCGTACGACCTTGCCGAGTTCATGTACGGGCAGATCAACTCGGCCCGCCATACGCGTGCGTCGCTTCCTCAAGAATTGATGAGGCAGGCGGCGCTCGTCAACGGCTACGATTACGGCGCGGAGCCGCGCCTGTCTGACTATGGCTGCGTCATGGTCCCCTCAGGGACGAAGCTGTCCGTCGAGAAGGGCAATTTCGTGCCCGTCGTATCAGGAAAACTCCCGGACGGCCGGAAGTTCACCGGCGTTACACTGCCGCCCATGATCGAGCGCTAGCCCGCAGCCTGAACCGAGCTGCTGGCCGGTGCAGACGTGTCGACTGCAAGGCACGTGAGGTCGCAGTACCACTCCTGTCCGCGCGTATCGCCAAGGAACTCGGAGACAAGCACCCGATAAAAGCCGGCTGCGGTGGTCACGGCCGCAGACGTAAGACTTGTGTAGGCCAGCCCCAGTTGCTTGACCGTCAGCGTGTTGATGTCTGACTGCGCGATTTGCACGAGGCATCCGATGCGCACCAGCGGATTCAACAGAATGCGTGCGCGCACGCCGTCCGAAGTCGCCTCTGGAACGCCGATCAGCCCGGTCGTCGAAGACAGCACAACGGCCTCACCGGGGCGGTATCCCGTGATCGGCACGACAACCGCCTGGCCGTTCTGGATGCTCCAGCGGAAGCCGTTCTTCGCGGCCCAGTCTTGCGCGTAGTCGCGCGCCATCCCGAACAGCACCTTCCCTCGTGCGAGTGCCTGCGCCGGCACTCCTCCGACCAGTCCATTGACGTCTGTCGCGTACGGAAGCTTCCCTGAATCGGCGTTTTGCTTTGTGACCGCGTCGAGAATTTGTGACGGCGTGCTTCCAGCGGCCAGCGTCTGATTGACCATGCCGAAGTTGTAAAACTCGTCGCCGTCCGCAGCCCATATGTCGAGAAACGAATCGACGTTGCGCTCTTTCCCGCGAACGAACTGCTTTATCGTGCCTTGAAAAATAATGCCGAAGTTACCGCTCTCGTATCCCGCCTGAAGCGTGATAGTCGTGAACTCGCCCTGAATCGCCTTGACCGTAGCTGGTGCCAGGTTGTAGACGCGCACATAGAGCGTGTTCGGTGCCTGCGTGTCAGCCTGTCGCACCTCGAACTTAAATCGAAGCTGCGACAGATCGAGTCCGCTCGAGCCAGTCGAAACGATTAGCGTTGCCTTCCGTCCGAACTGGTCGCTCATGAGGTTACAAAATACAAGTGCCCGGTCGTGCCGAGGTTGTCGAAGGTCGGAACTGCGTCCGCGTCATAGTCTGTTTGGACGATGAGTTTGCCGGTGAAGCCGAGATACGCGTACTGCCCGAGCAGATCGGCGCCCGTCACGAGAGGAATACTGCCAACCATCGGGCTGCCCGTTGCGTCGGCAATGTCGAGCATCCACGCGGCCGCCGGCAGGTTCCACCTAACCGTCATCTTGTAGGTGACGCCGCCGAGCGCGATGCTGAACGTCTGCGGCTTGGCCGACAACGGAATCTCGTATGAGGTCATGGGATTGCCGTCACGTTGATGTTGGGCGCAGGAACTGCCGAGGCCACGCCGGCATCTTCCGGCGATGCGGTACTTGCAGGGTTCGACATGACGCTAGAGTCGGGAACCGTCACAGTCTGGGTCTGCGCCATCAGGATCTGACGCATTCCGATCCGAATCAGCATCGAATTCTCATTCTCCTTGTCCGTGGTCGTGGACAGGGATTTGATGAGCATGTTCTTGTACAGGCGCTTTCCAGTGTAGACGGTGAACAGCGTGCGCGCCTGATAAGCCGCTAGAAGACTGTCGTATGCATTCTGGACAGGAGACGCGCCTTCGCTCAGCAGATTGATGACCCCACTTCCCAGCTCAACCGCGCCAATGAGCGCGCGTGCCGCGCTGCTGCGCGCTGCCGCGAATCCCGCGACGGCGCCCACAACGCTAGTCGAGTTAGGGCTGTTCGACCAGCCGGCAGTAATGATCAGATCGGCCGGCCGGACGAACGCATGATCGGCGATCACCGTGCCTTGCTCGACCGGATGCTCGGTGACTTCGAGTTCGTCCTGGTGAACTTCCTCAATCGTCGCGTGGGCAACGATCGAGGACCCTCCGTCCTGCGCGATCAGCCCGCGCGAGGGTTTCATCGTCAGAAGCTGAAGCCCGAGCTGCGCGCCCGATTCGATGAAGCCGAGAATACTCACACGTATGCCCCTGTCATATTGCGCACGAGATCAGCATTCACGCGCGACTGCTCGCCAGCGACAGCGCGCCCGGTGCCGCCCGGATCAGGCGAGCCATGCACGTGCACGTCTGTCTTCTGGCTGATCGTTACGGATCTCGACGCTGCCGGCGCCCCTCCGACGCCGAGCTTTCCATAGGCAGAGCCGTTCTCATGCTGAAAGATCGAGCCCGCTACGCCCCTTAGTTGCTCTCCGTTCAGTTCGACGTCGGCAGACACGCCAAGCCGCTTCGCCACGTTGGCGATATACGCCTGCGTGTCGTTCTCGTTGGCGGGTGCCCAGCGCGAGATGATCTTGCGGATCGTGTTGAAGCCTCGATCGGCATAACTGCGCAACAGCTTCGCCGTCGCCTCCATGCCCGTTTGCATGTCGGAGAAAACCGCGAACCCTCCACTGTCTGCACCTGTCGCACCAGCGTTCCTCGCGAATTCGCCGTAACGGATGTTGCCCGGGTTATTGTTTCGAATGCCGCGCGGCGCCTTCTTCGACGGGCCGTCGGCCGGGACTTCGACGATTGATCCATCTGGCTGGAATCCACCGTCTGGCTTCGCATCGAACCGGTCGTGCAGCGATTGGACTTTCCCACGCAACCAGCCAATGAACGGACTGTCTCCGGGGCGCGCGCTGCTCTTCGAATCTGGTTGTGCCTGCGCTGGCGCTCGCGAGTCGGCCTGGGTAAGGCTAGGAGAATCGTCAGAGCTACCGCCGAACCACGCGGCCATTTTGGCGACACCGCCGACGATGTTGCCGATCACTTCCGCGACCTTGCCTGCTTTCGTCAGGAAGATGTCGACGTCCTTGCCGACTTCGGTCCAGTTGATCTCCGAGACCCACTTCGCCACCGCCTCGAGTGCCGACGCGATCTTGCGTGCGACCTCGTCAGCATGACCGGCCGCCCATCGCTCAAACCCCGTGGAGATCTTTTCGAGCACCGGAGCCAGATGCTCCTGAAGCAGCACCCAGAAAAGGTGAATGTCTCCGGTTAGATCGCGGATCGAGTTATCGAACGCTCGGCCCGCGTCGGCCGCCTGCTCGGGGTTGATCCCGAATGCGCCGAGCTTCTGGCGATACTTCTCCTGCGCCGCCTGAATCTTCGGCAGACCGTTCTCGAGCATTAGCAGCGTGTCGGGATCGATCCCGAACAGGCTTGCGTACTGAGCCGCGATGTACGGCTGCATCTGCTTCATCTTGCCGATGAAGCTCTCGAACTGCTCAAGCGGCCCCTTGCCGGTGACTCCTAGCTGCGTGAGCAGGCCGTTCATTCCCGGGTTGAGGCGCAGCGTGCGCGTGAAGCCCTCGAGGGACGCCTGCGCCTGGTCGGCGGTGAGGCCAATCTGGCCGGCGGCGTACCGCAGCGCCATGATATTGCCGACGGTCTCGCCGGTGCGCTGCGAGGCGTAGTACAGGCGCTCCATCTCTCCCGAGATGACCTTGACACCAGCGACGACGGCGACGGCGGTCGCCGCCACGGCCGCGCCGAGCTTCATCACCGTCTTCGTGACACTGGCGAGCGATGCCGTGAACTTCTTCAGGCTGGTCTCGTCGGTCCTGTAGCCGATCGAAACCAGAAACTCCTTGATGACTTCTTCGTTCATCGCTTGCCTTTATCCATGTGGTCTCGGACGCGCTCCTCGTTTTCGCGCTTGACCGACAGCGCGTCATTCAGCAAGGCCACGTCGCACAGGTCGACTGTGCCGTCGATGAGGGACTCGTATTTCAGCAGCCCCTCCATCACCGGCAGCAGCAGCCAGTCCTCGCCATCAGGAAGCGAAGCGTACTCGACGCCGCTCAGGCCGCCGCGGTCAAAGCTGACGACGGCCCGGCGGGAAAAAAACTGCCGAGGTTCTGCTGAATTACTGCGACCGTGAGTTGAAGCATGGCGGGCAGGTCGATGTCCTGGAACAGCAGGCCGCCGTTCTTCACCATGACGCTCTGCCAACCTTGGCCGGACTGCCGCTGCACGACGAGCAGGCACGTATCGAGCACGTAGTCTGTGTCCTCGTCGGACATCTTCGCCAGCGCTTCGGCGATCGGGCTGACCATTTCGGCAAAGCCCTTCGCCTCGCCCTTCAGTGCACCGCCGAGCCCAGCAAGGAGCGGAGCCAGCCGGCGCGCGACGTGGAACTGGCGTTTCGCATCGAGGCGGCCGATCCGATACTGCTGGCCGCTGATTTCGACAAGTTCGCTCATAGTCAGACGCCCGCGGCGAGTGCCGGATCGACGATGCCGGCGTTGAATTCCCATTCGATCGAGCCGGCTTCCTTGGCGTAATCGTTCTTCGGGAACTTGGTGAACGCCACCGACTGGCAGGTGTAGACGTCGCCGCGCACGGTGTCGGTCGCAGTGAAGATGTTCTGCGCCCAGTTCGCCGAGCTCGTGCGCTGGAAGTTGTACATCGCCGAGAGCAGAGCATTCGTCGGCGAGGTCTTCTGCAGACGAATGGTCAGCTTGCCCGCCTTGCTCGGGTTCAGGCTGTGCATCGGAGTGCCGTCGGCGCCGACCTTCATGTTGTCTGCGTCCTCGGTGAACTCGACCGAGAAGCCGCCCTCATCGATGCCGGCGCCTGCGCCAAGCGAGATGGCCCCGCCGGGGCCGATCAGCGACGCATTGAAATTCGAAAACGAGTACGTGCCCATTCAAGCCCCTTTATTGGTTCACGGTGATTGCGATGTCCACCGAGTGGATCGCGCCAGCTTCCTTCGCTGCGACCTGAAACGCGACCGACTTGCGCGCGGCGCGGTTCGCCTGGCTCTGGTTCGAGATCGGCGGCGCATAGACGTAGAAGCCCTTCGGCATGTAGTCACCCTGGCTCAGCGTGCCGAATCCACCGGAGTTCCACACACCAGCGGCAAGGAAGCCGTTGCTCACGTATTGCGCGCACACCTGCTCGATCTTCGTGGCGATCAGGTGATTGCCCGCGTCCGTCTGCGGGATCTTCGTCGTGCTCGTGTAGAGCAGGTTGAAGACCGCGTTCTGAATGTCGATCGCGAGGTTGTCGGCGCCCATCACCGAGTCTATGAAGTCACCCGACGAGCAGACGCCTTGCTCGATGATCGCGGTGTCGTTCTCGTACTCGACAAACACGTTACAGTTGAACGCTTCGAGCGCGTTTGCCTGCGTCGTGTTGAGGTTCTCGGCGGCAATGCCCGGCTCATCCTTGAACTTCAGCGTGATGACGGTATTGTTGCCGGTGTAGTCGGTCGTCAGGATGCGCGCGAGCAGGGATACAACCGCGTAGGCGCTCGAGCTCGAATACTGAACCGCTGTCTTCTTGTATCCGAGCGCCTTGAGTTGGTACGCGATGTTCGTCGTGTCGCTCGCGACAAGTACGCCCGCCTCTTGCGTGGACACACCGTAAAAGTGCTTCGTTGCCGTGGCTTCGATGTATCCGGCGACAGCGACATGATCTGCGTCGACAGCGGACGGGATCGTCAGCGCATACCACTGCTGGCCGAAGTTCGCGTCGAACAACGTCGCGGCGGCCAGTGCGGTTTCGGCTGCGGCGCCGCCGGACACGTATGCTCCGGAAAACGTCGACGTCAGGCCCATCAGGCCCGAGATGTCCGTCCCGGAAACAGGCGCCTGCGCGAAGCTCACCGTCGAGCTTGCGCCGGTCGTCGAGCTCGTGATCTCGAACCGCTGGAACACCGCATTCCAGACGCAGGTGCCCGCGCCCGCGAGAGCCGTCGTGACAGCCGACGCGACACCGTTCAGATTCGTCACGCTGCTGAGGTTGATCGCCGAAAGCGACTTGAGCGTGCCGTCGACGGTCACCTTCATGCCGCCGGCAGTGACTGCGGTGAAGTTGGACAGCGCTTGCTGTGCGGCCGACAACGTGCCGCCCAGCAACTGACCGGCTGCGGCCGCCTTCGCCCACCGACCGATCGTGACCGACGCGGGCTGCGGCGCCTGCTGAAACCAGAGAACAGCAGCCTTATATTCTTCCGACGAGGTGCCGAAATCGGTACCGACAGACGTGATGTCGCCGTAAGTCCGGAAGCGCGACACGAGGTCGATAACCGCCGAGGTTCCGAGAATCAGCAGCGTCGA